TATGCATAAGGGGTACAACCATTTCTTAAGTAAGAAAGTGAAATAGGAGTATCTAAGCCGTACATAGAATACCCCATTATAAAACTTTCTAACTCATTTATTAAGTTAGATAATTTCATACCTGCACTGCAGGACTCCAAAAAGTTGTCCGTTGATCGTCTAGTTTAATTTTCTCGATAGGATTGCCGTATATGTCTTTTGTTCTTCCATAACACATTACTTTATTATCCCACCTGGCTTCAAGTATTTGTTCTATATTAGATGGGAAAGCAGTATACTTCCCATGATTGTTGTATAAATCGCTATAGTTACGAATAGTAGCTCCACCGTCTTGGTAGGCTGATGTGAGGATTTTGCAGATTCCATTATATAATTTCTCCAGTTCTTGTGATGATAGTGACTCAATTTTTCTTAGAGGCGAGATACCTGCTAAGAAAAGTGATTCACTTTTGTAAATATTACCGACTCCACTAATTTGACTTTGATCCATAAGCCACTTTACTACAGACCATTTTGGTTTTTGTTTAGCTATCTTACAGAAAGTATCAAATGTGCAAGGGTTGTTTAACATATCTGGTCCTATCTTGCTAAGTTTAGCGTTTAGTAATAAGCCACTAAAACAAAACTTTGTAGTACCAAAATTACGTTGGTCATTGTAGTAAACAGAACTACCGTCGTCAAAGTAAAAAGCGAGTCTTGTGTGTTTAGAAGGGTGTAATTTAAAGTTTCCAGTCATACCAAGAGTAGTCCAAATACTGACATCTCTATCTAAAAACCAATGAATAAACTTGCCTTTTACAGCGACCTCTTCAACTTTTAAAGGTAGTAACTCCATAAACTCTTCAAAGCCGTCAGGTAGTTTTTTAGTATACCTACCTGAGACTATGTTAACGTTAACAAGGGTTAATCCTCTAATATAGCTATCAACTTGTTTTGCAGTTCTAGTGCATTCTGGACCCTCAGGCATTTACTTTCTTTCGTGGTGAGAAAAAGTTACTCTTTGGATAACCCCATGCTTGACTTGCAGGCACTTTGATATATCTTTTATTAGTTTCTTTTTTGTTAGGATTTTCAATAGTAACCATAACTTTTTTACCTGCTTTCCAGGCGGCTACTTTATTCAAAAGACTCTTCATTGGGTCAACAACTTTTGTCTTTATACTTTTACTTACGTTTGGTCTCTCTCCTTTAGAGGTATAACCACTGCTTGTAGATTTTCTTTTTGCCATGTAATTCTCCTTATTTATGTATATAATATATCAAAAATATGAACAACTAGCAAGCTTCAAGTTACGTTAAGTTAGTCTTATAGTAAAATTTTATGTGATTTGCTTGTGGGTCTTTAAAATGATTTAAAAAGACTAGAACTTTCATGTTTACTGCTCACTGTGTTGTTTGAACGAAGATCCATTAGGTGAGAAATAAACTCAAGAGGATCATAGATATTACCACATCTATCGCAATGAACAATTTCAGTAAAACAGACTTTTCCTTTTTCAATCCAGACTTCTTCTTCATTGTTGCATATGGGACAACTAGCTTTTGCTCGATACGTCATTTAAAATACTCTTATAAGCTGTTACTGAATGGTCTCTAATTCCATCAAAAAATTGTAGTCTTAACCAAGAAGAAACTCTACCCTTAATTCCATCCCAAAGTCTACTATACCAAGGTGAGTCTGCTATTTCTCCTAAAGAATTAATATATCTTAACTCTCCGTCATGTTTAAAAAGTAACGCAGGAGGTACTTTGGTAACAACATCATTGTTATTTACAAAGCGCCAATGTGGTACTGTAAGCGTTCTAACAAAAGTACGATTTCCAACTCTAGGAGACCCAAAAGTATACAGTTCGTCTGCATTTATACGAGAAGCAAAAAGAGTAGCAACAGCTGCACCAAGTGAGTGTCCTGTTACAATAATCTTTTTCATATGAGTATTCTTTGTAATCCAATTAAATACTTCAGTATACAAATCATCGCAGGACTCTTTAAATCCTGCATGAACTCTACCTTTAGTATCACTACGCACTCTCCAAATTTTTAAATCAGCAGCTATGTCTTTGAACTTGTTTGGCTCAGTGCCTCTAAAAACAACTACTACAAAACCTTTATCTTCGCATACTAAGCACTCAGTGCCGTCATGCTCAAAGAATCTAAACTTTGTATAGCCCATATGTATTGCTTCTTTACGAATCAGTTCTTTATCTTTATAGACTAACTCTGATAGCTTTGCACAGTGTGCTGCATTTTGTAGTTTCATATTATTCAGATTTCCAGATTGAGTATGCTCCATATGCAATCGCTGCATAGGCTGCATACTTAACAAATGCTCCTGCAAACAGTATTATAAGTCCAACAGCAATTAACGACATACCATTCCAAGTTGTCATTTCTTTAATTCTATTTTTTATCCAATTCATTATTTTATCACTTTCTTTAACCATAGATAGAGTGCATAACAACTAAACAAATATAATGTTGCAACGCCAATATCAAGTATATGTTCTCTCATATGATATATAAACTCTATTCCAGCTTGAACATCGCCCATAGTACTGCCATCATCAACAACTATACTTTTTACTGTACCGTCTGTATCTAACTCTACAGCAGTTCGTTCTGTTTCAGAATTAATATTGTTCATGTATTAGCTTTCTTTCTAGCTATAGTTCGTTTTTTAAGTTTGTTAATATAACCTTTATAAACTTTGTTAGCCGCACTGATAGATCTTTTTTTAGTAGCATCTTTTGTACGAGCCACTGCAAAGCGTGATCGTTGTTCCATAGCCATTGCGGCTTGAATCATATGTTTGTGGGGTTTTCCAGATTTTTCAATCTTTGACACAGACTGTCTTGCAGCAGTACCTGTAGTAAATCCTAGTTTTTTTATAGTTCCTTTAGGATTTTCATCAGTATACAAGTCTGAGTGTTTTGATGTAGGTCTCTTTTTTCCTGTTTTCGGATCACGCTCAGGTATTCGTTTTGCTGCCACAAGCGCACCCTTCGTGACCACATGCTAAATTATTTTCACACTCTTCACTGCAGTATGTAAACTGATTATCTACCATGCAGGAGCAGTCGTCTTTAGAACATTCATACATTAACTTTTTCCTCTGTTTCCTAAATCTTTCTTTTTACCTGTGTGCGGTCCGCTTTTACGAGCAACTAAACCTCTTGCTACTAATCTAGCACGATTTGTTGATCCGATGCTCTTTCCAGCTTTATGCTTCTTAAGTAATCCAGAAATATTTACTTTGGGTTTTTTACACTTCATTGATACACAACTCGCATCATTTTTTCTTTTTTCCGTTTTTCAACGTTGACATGAGAGTTTTAGCTTGTCCTGCATGCAGTTTTGATGCCTTCTTTAATCCGGCAACAACTTTTGTAACTTTCTTTTTATTACTTGGTTTCATCATAGCGTTTCCTATCGCATAAAATTTATTGGTATTTCTTGTTTCTTCCTTGAAATAAAAGTAACTTTACTTTCTTTGTGGTGTTCAAGCCTATTCTTATCTTTATCTCTATAGCCTATACCCATAACAAGTAAACAATCGTTTGTAGCACCAACAGTTTCTTTTAGAGCGTTCATATCTATTATACAAGCACAACAACCAGTTCCGTACCCTAGTTGAGCCGCAGATAAGTTTACCATTCCTGCTGCAACACCTATTGCTTGGTTAGTGTCAGCTTCTATAACCTTAGTAGCCCATGCTTCTTTTTTGTACAGTTTTGTCTCTGGGTTAGAGTGTTTACTCTCATTATCAAAATCATCTTGTTTTTCAAATACAAGTACTAAATTACCTAATACTTGTGGATTTTCAGGGTTGTAGGCTGAGTTTGAAAAGTCTTTACCGCTACAAGCTTCATAAACTTTTTCTACTACATCTCTATTAGTGATTACGTGTAGTTTATAAAACTTAATATTTTGTTTACTAGGACTCTGTGTAGCAGCAGTAACAATAGTTTTTACATCTTCAATCGGCATATTTTTAGATAAGTCAAAGTTTCTTTGACAGTGCTGAGCGCTATGAATAGCTTTAAATAGTTCCATATTTTTTGACTCAGCGAGTTCAGGTCTTTTAGACCAATCTTCAATAGTTTTTTCTAATAACATATTACTTCTTCTTTCTTTTAGTGAATGTTCTCACCATGGTGGGTTTTCCTCCAGGATTACCTGCTGACCGTTTTCTTTTAACTGCACTTCTAATCTCTGATGCAGACATTCGATTAGCTGTAGCACGAGGAACACATTTAGGATACTTACCACCTTTTTTAGCAGATTTTCTACCACAAGGTTGAAACTTTCCATCTTTTTTAGGCGCACCAA